AACGCGTTAGCGGCGGCGATGAACGCCGGTGACGCCTTGATCGTGATAGAGCAGAAGATTCCTAAACGTGGGCGGGGGAAATGGATTCACGAAAATTGTTCCCTCGCAGAGAGCACAGCCAGGCTTTATGTGCAGTTGGCGCGCAATCGCGCTGTGATCGAAGCCGCGATTCAGCGTGGCGTCGACTTGAGCGTGCGCTCCGCGCGCAGCCTCATTTCGAAGAAGTCCAAGGATCCGTCCGAACGGTCGTTGCCGTCGCTGCCCGAGGAGCCCGAAACGCTTTTCGCCCATTGGCTGCGCTGCACCGATGCCGAGCGCACTGAATTCCTAGACCGCGTCACCATCCACGGAATCCGTCGCGCCGCTTCGGAAAAGCTTCAGCGCGCGCTGAATAAAGCCGCGGCCGACAAGCCCTTCAACACGACGATCAATCTGAAGTCTGATGAATTTCACCGCGGTGGAAACACCAGCGGCAATCGTTTCCGGCACTGAAGCCGGAAAAAGCGGGACGGCCCCTGTTGCAGCAGGGGCGCCCGTAATCGCAATGGCCAACAGAAGGAGGGTTCCTTATGGCCGAGCTATATAGCCTGATGAAGTACGCCGTCAATGGCGCCGCACCGACCCCGATCTCGGGGCAGCTCCTCGCCCACAACTCGTGGGACCTGATCCACCGCGCCTTCATTGGGGCGGATTTAAAACTCGGCGCGCGGATTCCGGAAAATTTGACCGTCGTGCAGTGCGCGCTCCTTGCGCGCACCAACCGCACCTACGTTCAATGGGCACTCAAGCGCCCGGAGCAGCGCGCGGCGATCGAGGCGGGCCTGCTGCCACTTGTGCCGCCCGTCACCGCGAAGCCGGTGCCTTTCATCAAGACGGACGACGTCATCCCTGACGCCGTAATTGCGGACGTGATCCGCAAAGCCGGCATTACGCGCACCATCGACATCGCGGCCCAGATCGAGGCGGCCGAGTAGACGACGACCACGGCTGTCGGCGGCGGTCATCGCGATCGTCGCCGGCGGCGACTTTACCGGATCAACAAGAGAAAGAACTACTAGCGAATCCAATCAAGCCAAGTGATCCGATTAATGGAGACAGATAATGTCCAGTAATATCATCACCGCAACCACCACCGGAGTTCGGGAGATTCCCGATCACCTGAAGCACCTGTTCGATCGCGCCAACACACCGCCTAGAACAAGATTGATTTTCGCACTGGATGCAACAGCGTCGAGGCAACCGACCTGGGACCTAGCGAGCTCACTCACGCACCGCATGTTCACCGCGGTCGCCGATAGCCGGCTGGATATTCAGCTAGTTTATTTCCGCGGCCAATCCGACTTCACGGCTTCGCGCTGGATCTTATCGGCGCCTGCGCTTTCAAAACTAATGCAGTCTGTGACCTGCGCGGCAGGACTGACACAGATCGAAAGGGTTCTCGAACACGTCGCCAAGGAGAACGAACGCAGCAAAGTCGCTGCCGCGGTTTTCATCGGCGATTCCTGCGAAGAGATTTCCGATCATCTACACCGCGCCGCCAAGTGTCTCGATCGGGTGCCGTTGTTCTGTTTCCAGGAGGGCTCCGACGAAGAGGTTTCTCGGATCTTTCGGTGTCTCGCCAACACTACAGGCGGGGCCTATTCAAAATTCGATGCGGGCTCCGCGCAGCGTCTGGTCGACTTGCTGCGTGCTGTCGTCGCCTACGCTGTCGGTGGTCGCGACGCCTTGCTTGCGCAGAATTCCGAAGCCAGCCGCCTACTGCTGGGCCAGGTGCACAAATGAAGATAATCAGCGCGGACGAAAGACTGGCGGAAAGGCGTGGCGCCAAGCTGCTGATCGTCGGTCCCACCGGCGTCGGCAAGACGTCGCTGTTGCGTACGGTTTCTCATCTCGAACGCGTGCTGTTCGTCGACGCCGAAGCCGGGGATCTCAGTGTGCTCAACCTGCCGTTGGCCTCTGTGAGAATCGAGGGCTGGGACGACGCCCGCAATATGGCGTGTCGTGTCGGTGGTCCCAACTCGGGTCTTCCGGCAGAGGCGCCGTACTCGAAGGCACATTTCGATGCGATCGGCGGATGGCTGCCCGGGCTTGAGAAGATCGACACCATCTTCGTCGATTCCATCACAGTGCTGTCGCGGCTGGCGTTCCGCTGGGCCGAACAGCAGCCCGAAGCCTTCAGCGAGCGAAGCGGCAAAAAGGATCTTCGTGGCGCTTATGGTCTGCTGGGCCGAGAGATGGTGCTGTTTCTCAATCAGCTCCAGCATGCCCGACCGCTCAGCATCGTCTTTGTGGGAATCCTCGAATGTGTAGTCGATGAATTCCGCAAATCGACCTGGCAGCTGCAATGCGAGGGCAGCAAGACCAGCCGCGAGCTACCTGGAATCGTCGACGAAATCATCACGATGCAGTTCGTTCGGTTCGACGACGACAAGGAACCCACGCGCTGCTTCATCTGTGATCCAGCCAACGAATGGGGACACCCCGCAAAGGATCGGTCGGGACGGCTTGCCTCGATCGAACAGCCCGATTTGGGGTTGTTGTTAAGCAAGCTAACGGCAAAGACCTAAAGGAGGTTCGAATGCCAGATTTCAACGATGCTCCAAAGCAACAGGAACTGATTCCGGTTGGAACGGTCCTCGTCGTGCAGATGACGATCCGGCCCGGCGGACACGGCGACGAAAAGATCTTCAAGCGTTCCGATACGGGGGCGATGATGCTCGACTGCGAATTCACGGTGGTAACGCCGGGCCAGTACCAGAAGCGCAAGTTCTGGCAAAACTTCATCCTTGATGGGCCGAGCAAGGGTCACGCCAAGGCCGCTGAAATCTCGCGGGGCAACATCCGCGCGATGCTGGAAAGCGCACGCAACATCCATCCGGACGATGTTTCGGAGGAGGCTACCAAGGCTCGCAGGGCCGATTACGAGGACATGCAGAACCTGCGCTTCATGGTGAAGGTTGGTATCGAGCGCGACGAAACCGGAACCTACGACGACAAGAACGTGATTCTGGCGATCATCACGCCGAAGAACAAGAAGCACTATTCGCCGATCGAGCAGATTCCATCACAGCCATCGCTGCCGGGTATGCCTGCTGTTACGGCCACGCCAGCGACGACAGCTGCGAAGATTGCGCGTCCCAAGTGGAGCCAGAAAGGGACGAAGGAAGGCGACGCACCGGAGGCGGCCGAATGAACGACTTTCCGCACATCCCCGACTCTCTCAAGCTCGAGAACTCGAAGGATCCGCAAAAGGAAGCGACGGTGAAAGCCGTCGCATCCGCCCGTTCGTTGGCGTTGGGCCTTGGCGTCGTTCCGATTTCCAAGCTCACGACTGAGCAGTGGGGCTTGATTGTCTCAGCGGCAATCTTTGACTGGCTCAAGGTGCGATACAACCAGGCCATCATCGAAGACATCGATCCGGAGCTTGGCTTTGCCAGCATTGAACCGTCGCCGCGCGATACCGCAGTGATCGAGGCGATTCTGCCGAGGCTGGCCGATCAACCGATCGACTGGGACAAGCCGCTAATGGCCTGGACGGAATCCGAGATGGTCGGATTTCTGATGGCCGCACGGCGCCTGTTGGCAGAAATCGAGAGCACCCTAAAGCCGGACAGCGTGCTCCAAGAGCATCAGGGAGGCAGTGATAACCTTGACGACAGTATCCCTTTTTAGGTGCCCAACGCGGATTCACGTTGACGCTGGTTCCTCTGCCGGGCGTCGACACGATCCGGGCATTCGACACCTATGAAGCTACTCGAAGAGTTTACGATGCCTGCGATGGCCTGGGATTCCAATTGGTTGGAAACGAAGAAACGTCATCGTGCTGGTTGACATGATCAACGACATGCTGGTCCGCGGTGAACCATGTCCCCTGGAGCATTTTGTTCGACAATTCCAATGGCGGCCCAACGATCATGCCTGATTTCAACCGCGAGATTCTGGCCGCCAAGCCGGTCAACAAGCGCATCAACGAGCTGATCGAAGCGACGGCGCCGCCGACACCGAATGAACGACAATATCTCGGTGCCAGCAGCATCGGTTCTGAGTGCCTGCGGCGGATTCAATTTGATTGGTTCGTTGATCCGGAGCTGCCGGTGCGTACGCAGGACATTTTCGCGCGCGGGCACTTCTTCGAAGAGCTCACACGCAAGCACATGAAGGAAGCCGGCTTCGTATTTGCACCGGCGGAAACCTTACGGTTCGAGACGGCCGATGGACTATTCCGCGGTCATGGCGATGGCGTTCTGATCGGTGGCCCGGAGATTCCGGAGCTGATCTACCCGGCGCTATGGGAGCACAAGGCGCTGAAAGCTAAGTCCTGGCGCGCGATCGAACGCGACGGGCTGAAGGATCTACACCGCGTCTACGCCTGCCAGATCGCGGTCTATCAGGCCTATCTCAATCTCACCAATCCGGTGCTGTTCTGTGTGCTCAACGCCGACGACTGCACACGGCTGTGGTTCCTGGTGCCGTTCGATCCGGTGCTGGCGCAGGAGACGTCTGATCGTGCCGTGATGGTGATCGAAGCCTCAAAGGCCGGCGAATTACTTCCGCGAGTCACCAACGATCCCGAGCACTGGATGTGCAAGGCGTGCTCGCATCGAGCTCATTGCTGGAGCCTGTCATGAGCCACATTTGTCCGCTTAACGATCAGCCTTGCGGCTGTGATCCTAACGAAACCAATCCCAAGGCCAGAACCTATCCCTGCGCCATCGCAAGGGAGCTGGGCAAGCGCATTCGCCTGGTGGCATCCGATAAGGATGGCGAAGCCCTCAATGCGCTAGCGGCTTTCTTGCGAATGGGTCAGTCAAAAAATCTACTCAATGATCTCGCCGAGCTCATCGAGATGCGTGGCGTCCGCAAGCTCTATTCCGAAAAGGATATGAAGGACGCCCTGTCCTGCCAGAAGGAACTAGTGCGGGCTGAAGTCGACGGCGAATACGCGGAATTCTTCGACGCCGATGGCGAACCGCTTTGGCATTCGATCGCACTGTTCTGCCGTCGCGAAGCCGATCGGCTGACGCGCGACCGAGACAAGGTATTCGTCGACGACATGGTTGGCTGGACCGCGTCTCGGATTCCGACCGAAAAACAGAGCTCATATTTGGTTTCGATTTTCCTAAAGCTCGGAGGTAGCTGTGCCCCAGAATTCAAAGCCCGATACCTTCGTCGCTGATCTGGAGCGCCTACCGCCGGCGCTCGAGATCCTGACCACGCAAAAGCGCTGGGTAGTGTGGCAGTGGATGTCGCGTACCGACAAGAATGGCGAGGTGCAGTGGACCAAGCCGCCGTATCGGCCTGACCATCCTAAGATGAAGGCGAAATCCAACGACCCGTCGACCTGGGGCAGCTATGAGGCCGCGGTAGCCGCGGTCAAGGCCGGCCTGGCGGACGGCATCGGCTATATGCTCCTGGATTCCGAGATTGCTGCCGCTGACCTCGACAAGTGCCGGAACGTGTTGACCAGCGAGCTCTGCGACTGGGCGCAGAGCCTTGTCGACGAGGCCTATCAAATCGGGCTCTATGTTGAGGTGACGGTGTCCGGGACCGGCTTACGCTTCATCGGCACCACCGATAAGCATGAACGGCTATCGCGGCGCTTTATCTTGGATAGCGCCACCAAAGAAAGCGTCGAACTCTATCGGCATTGCGAGCGCTACATTACGATCAGCGGATTGCAGCAAGGCGAATGTAATTCTCTACCGCCGGCGGATGACTATCTCGCTGTGCTGATGGGGCAGCTTGAAAATCCAGCGCCAGCACCAAAATCCGGCAAGATCGATTTCAACGCCGCGCCGAAACAGGATCTCACCGAATACTATCGCGATCTGATCGAGAACGGGGCGCCGGAGGGCCAGCGCAGCGAGGCGTTTGCCGAGGTAATCTGGCATCTGGCTAACCAGGGTATAACGATCGAAGAGATCGAAGCGGAGCTACGCAAGCATCCGAACGGAATCGCCGAAAAGTATTGGAAGCGCCTCACCGCCGAGATTTCGCGCTGCTATCACAAGTGGAAGGCGAGCCAGCTAGCGCTAGCTGCGTGGCGCAAGCCGGCAGCCACATCAGCCTCGGCGAGCGCTGGTGCCGGTTCAACACAGGCGTCGGGACCGGGTTCTCCTTGGCCGCAAATCAAGCTCGTTCCAGGTGAATTGCCGCGCGTGGTCAGCGAAGCCGAAGAGGCGCTGATGCTGCTCAATGAGGACATCTTTCAGCGCGGCGGAATCCTGGTGCACACCGCGCGCGGGACGACGGTTGGAGCTGACGGCAGGCTCGAAGGATGGGAATCATCGAATTCTCGAAGCCCTACATGATCATCACGCTGTGCCGCGCAGCGCAATTTCTACGTTGGGACAGACGCGATGAGGAGTGGACACCGACCGATGCCCCGGCACGTATTGCCGAAGCCATGCTGGCAAATCGCGCCGACTGGAAGCTGCCGGTGCTTAGGGGCATCGTGCTCACACCCTTCCTGCGTAACGACGGCAGTATCTGTGAGCAGCCCGGTTATGATCCAGCGAGCCGGATGCTGTTCATGGCTGACCAGGTCTTTGCTCCAGTGCCGCCGTCACCGACTAGGCAAGACGCGCTGGCGTCGCTCCAGGTCCTCAAGGATCTGATCGGCACCTTCCCGTTCGTGACGTCGGTCGACAAATCGGTTGCGCTGGCGGCGATACTGACAGTGATTGATCGTGGCGCTATGCCAACAGCGCCGATGTTCGCCTTTACCAGCCCGGTGGCGGGATCTGGTAAATCCATGCTGGTTGGTGCTTGTTCGATTCTAGCAACCGGACATCGGTTGGCTGCAGGTCAGATATCCTCGAGTGAAGAGCTCACCAAGCAGCTGGGCTCTAAGCTGATTAAGGGCAGCCAGCTGATCTCGCTCGACAACGCCAACATCAACAGCGTGATCGATAACGACATGCTGTGCCAGGCGCTGACGGAAACCAAGGTCGACGTCCGGGTGCTAGGCCGAAGCCATATGGTGGAGTGTCCGGCGGTAGCAACCATTATGGCGACCGGCAACAACCTGACGATCGGAGGCGATGCCACGCGACGGTCCCTGTTGTGTTCGATCGATCCGAAATGCGAGCGACCGGAAACCCGGGTGTTCGGAAAAGGACCGTTCCTAGAAGAGGTCAAAGGCCGGCGGATCGAGCTCGTGACAGCGATCCTAACTTTGCTGCGCGCCTGGCATGTGACGCCGGATCGGGTGACTGCCTTGGTGCCGTACGGCTCGTTCGAGGACTGGAGCTATCGGGTCCGAGAACCGTTGATCTGGCTGGGCGAAGTCGACCCATGCAAAACGATCGACAAGATCAGGGAGAGTGATCCACACCGGGCCGAACTGGCCCTGGTGATCGAACAATGGCGCCAGCATCTCAAGATCAACCAGGCCTATACCCTGCAAAACGTGATTGGTCGGGCGATCGTTGACCAAGATTTTTACGGCGCGCTGCTGGCAGTGGCGACTTCTCATGGAGGCAGTGGAAACGTCTGTAATCGAAGACTTGGCCGCTGGATGAAGCAGGTCGAAGGCAGAATTATCAACGGTTACAAGCTGATCAAAGACGGGAGCAAGGATGGATATCCGCTTTGGAAGCTGGCTGTAGGGTAGTCACTCTAAGTGGGTTAAGTGGGATATAGAACCCACTTTTAACCCAACGTGCGAGAGATGCAGAATGAATAAGAGTGCAAGGAATATAAGGGTGACCTGCCACTGAGTTTTCATCCAGCAGCGGTTAGAGTCTCGGAGGTTTGTACGCCAAGTGGCGCAGGTGGAGCAACGGACGATCGGCGGAGCTG